AGCAAAGATTAGTTTATACGCGGTAATTGGATAATGTGCTTTGACTTGTTTTATAAAATTTATAGCAGAATCATCGTCATCCATAAACGTAAATACTTCGTCAACCATTTGTAAGTTATTCACAATATTAAGACGTTCATTCCACGGCATAAAGGCTTTGCCCTTTTTACGTTCAAGCCATTCATCTGAATTGAGACCTACAATAAGGATATCACCTAATGCCTTAGCGGCTTTTAAATAAGCAATATGTCCACTATGTAAGGGGTCAAATCCGCCCGTACACAGCACTATTCTAGAATCTGACATTACTGACTACTGTACAAATTAATGACTTCTTTTTTCCAAATATCACCATATTCACAATCTCTCATATTACCAAACCAAGGGCCACCTAATGTATAATGTAAAACTTTAGGTTTTACATTTGCTGTTTCGTTATAATGTCCAACTAACCAATTATAACTATAATGTAATTCACCAATAACATTATCATCTAGCCAACTAAACCTATGGAGGTATTTTCCGGTGGTGCTAGGGTCGTTAATAAGCTCTTTAGTTAACTTTTTATTGCTAGGGTGTCCACAGTTAAACAAAACCACAGAACTCCAATTTTTACGCGGATATGGCAGTTGTAACTGGTTATCCATTTTAGTACCTTCCGTAACATTATAATCATGTTGAACACACATTACAGCATATTTGTCATCTGCTTGATCAAATATCTCTTTAGCATCTATTAAGAATACCATATCACAATCACAGAACAATGCCCAGCCATTATAATCTTGTAAATGCGGAACTAAAAATCTAGTAAATGTAAACTCTGTACTGCCAAGTTTATCTTTCTCTCTTGTATACGTTCCAGAATCTCGTAAATCACTTTGCTTTAAAGGTATTACGTCTGTTGTTTTAGATCTATTAAGAATACTATGCTCACAAACTTGATAAGCAATATCTTCTCTACTATCCCATCCTACATAAATTTTATTCATGTTCTGTTTCATACCTTTCATTGGCTTCTTTGGCTAATTTTTTCGCATATTCCATTACTGTCATTCCGTCTGGGTAAACTACTACCTGTTTCATTTTTAACTCCAACTCTGAAATTAAATCAGTAAATTTCTGTTTCTCCGCACAATCTTTTAATATACCTTTATGTATATTCTTATAATTCTCTAACAACAACTCCATAGTTTTAAGATTCATGCCCTTTAAATTCCCAACTACGTCCTGCTTTCTTTCTTCTCGGTCCTTTTGTATGATCGTATATTTGTCCTAATATACTTCTACATTGAACGTGGCCTTTTTGTTCATCACCAATGTTATAATTTAAAGTTCCTTTTTCTTTTTCAAATTTTAATCTTACTACGTCCCATATCCAACTATCATGCCATTCTTGTTCATTGTACAGCAAGTCTGAATCGTACATTTCTTGCATCGCTTCAGCAAATTGTTTAGTGTGTGGGTGCTTTAAATTAAAATATAAATAACCACACTCGCTATAATCTGGTCTTGGCCTACCTAAATAAGTCATCATACAATCATCGCGATGTATATGTTCTTTCATCCATTCTATATCTACAGGATTATAAAATACACTATCAGCATCTATACATATTAAACCGTCTGTACCTAACTGTATTTGCTTTAATATTTCATGTGTGTACACATATACTTTATAACAAAATTTAACAGCATCAAACTTAAAAGTATCATTTCTAAGATCTGGCACTTCTCTGTCTTTATTTCTGTTTACAAATTCTTTACATTGGGGGATAAGGTTAAATATATTTTCATGCTTGACGTTTAGTGCATCATCTTCACTATAAACAATTAACTCAAACGGCCAGTTGTATGTTTTCATAAAACGATAAGCATATTCATCATATAACCGTTTATTAAAAGTTGTTACACAGTTTATTTTCATATTTATTTCTTCATATTCTTCAATCACTTACTAACGGAACAAACCGTTAATATTTTCATATAATTTTAAATTCCTTGTTCTACATTCATTTAAATAATTTAAGTCTGGTTCAGGTATATCTTCATTATAATTTACTTCCAGAAATTCGCCCCTCGCCATAACTTTTACAGGAAAATCACAATTTAAAAACTTTGTTGACCAAGGTGTGTAAATAATAGTTTTTTTACCACACAATGCGGACCAATATGCCCCATGATATGATTGAGTATATACAATTTCTGATTTTTTTATTTCTGTTACAATATTTTCTATTGTATTGTCTATACAACTAATAATTTTATTTTCTCTCCAAAAACTATGTTTGTTAAATGACATGACTTTATTGTGTTTTATAATTAAAAATTTTCTTTCAGTTTCTATCTTCTCATCAAAGATTGGATGTAAACAACTAGCACAAGGAACAATATTATATCTATCTTGTCTATCTCTTATATTAATTTGTTTCTTATCAAGTGTTTTTATTTTATGATACCCTTCAATATGATTAAAATTATACAAATTATCTTCTATATCTTCTTTTGTAGAGGTTTTATTAAATTTATCATTAATACCTACTGCCCAATAAAAAACTTTATGTACTACTTTAGGATGTTCTAATAACCGTATAAATTTTTGAAAGTTATCATTAAATAAGAGACCTCCTCCACCAACAATTATTTGGTCGTAATTTTCTAAACCAACGATTTTATCTAAATCAAATATATCTACCCACTCATCATTTTTATATTCGTCAAAATAATGTTTAGGTGTAGACCACCAATCACCTGCATTGGTTTTTTCTTTACGATTTACAAATAATCTATCTACTGTCATAGTACCCACTCTCTAATTAATCGCCAGGCTTCACCGTTTCTCATTTCACCTAATGTAAATTGATGATACGATAAAGCATTAAAATATTGTTGCCTATTTGGTTCTTGTTTTAATTCATTATCATTTTCAATATCTTTCCAATCAAATGCTACAGGTTTTGACGGAGCATATTCTGTTGAAAATACAGGAATACCTTCTAATGTTGCTTTAACTACTGCTCCACTATTATAAGCAACTACACAATAAGCATTATCTAAATCTTCTTCAAATGTTGTTTTCCTAATAAGAGGTTCCATTTCACGAATTTTTTCTTGAACTACTAAACTACCAACTGGAAATCCATACTTGTCAACATATACTACTGGTGGTTTATGTCTAACAATAACTTGTCTATTTGTATTACGTTTCAACCATTCTACTGTGTTGTCTAACCAGTCTTCATCTCCAGTAAACCAGGCTGTAGGTTGAGTTGGAGGGAGAACTAATATATGTCCATTGGTATTTAGACGCCACGGTTTAATATTAACGTGTTGCTTAAAGTGTGTATTAAATCTATCTTCAGGATAGTGCTTTGTTATTTCTTTCATGTTTATACCATTTTTACTAACACGGTACCAGGTATCATCTGTATGTGTATGTCCTGCTAAAAAGTAAGCATGGTCTATATGGAGATAATTTGTGGCTCTACGATATACTTCTGCTGTACCTCTTAAAATACCAAAACTGGTAAAGTAATCGCCATCAGATGAGTTAGCAATATCTGAATCTAGTTGGTTTAATCTTCTAACTTGGCCATTGGCACCTTTGCAAAATAACCTTACGACTTTTCCAGTTGTTTTACGACTTGTATCATAACCATATACCATTGATTTTACTATCCATTTGTTGAGTTACTGTACAATATTTATTGTAAATAGTTTTATGAAGGTTTCTTTCTTTACTCAAAATTCAAGCATAGCAGGCAGGCCAATTTTTGAGGCTATGATGAATGCTGTTAGAAAAACTGACACGGTTGTAGAAAATACACTAGATGCAGATGTTGCCGTAATTTGGTCATTATTATGGCACGGAAAAATGACAGGAAATAGAGCCGTGTGGAATGAATTCCACAAACAAGGTAAACCTGTTGTAGTACTAGAAGTTGGTGGATTAAATCGTAATGTTACGTGGAAAGTTGGTATTAATGGTATCAACGGTCGTGCTAATTTTTGTAACAAAGAAAACTTAGACGAATATAGACCTAAAAAATTAGGTATAAAATTAAAACCATGGAACTTGGTTGGAGAGAATATTATTATATGTGGGCAACATCAAAAAAGCGAACAATGGCGGAACTTACCACATATAGATCAGTACTATGAAAACAGAATTGTTGAGATCCGAAATCATACAGATGCTCCAATACTAATAAGAGACCATCCAAGGCATCAAAGAAGTATTCATTATATGAATGAACTTAATTTAAAGAAAAAGTACGGTGTAAAATACACAACTGCTAATCATGTTGACGGAACATACGACAACTTTGACTTTTATGAAGCATTAAAAAATGCTAAATTAGTTGTTAGTGAAAGTAGTAACCCTGCTATGGAGGCTACTATAAACGGAGTAGCGGCCTGGACTGGTCCTGAGAGTTTAACATACCCAGTTAGTGTTCATCCTAAAAATTTAAATGATTTAAGACCTAATAGGAAACAATGGCTACTAGAATTAGCACATACCGAATGGTCTATTAATGAGATTGCTGAAGGATTGCCTTGGTCTAGATTGTTGAATAGTCTACAAGAGTACCGTCCATCCAACTAAGAAATAAATTCTTATTAGAAATATATCCAAATTTATTAAGTTGCTGTACCATAGATGCTGGTAAACGATCCATTTCCATTAAATCATATGGCGTAACTTCATCTAAGTTATAAGTAAGATCTGAATTTTTATATACTACAGCATTGATAAGATTACTATTTTTCTCTTGCATAAAGTAAGCATCTCGGCAATCATATCCTGCTAAAGATAAACCATAAATTAAATTCACTATATTAATGTCAGTATGACAATCTGGATACAACCTATAATCTGGCTCATTATAAAATATGTTATGAATTTTAGGAACTGTAACACAAAGCATACCATCTTCATCTTGTAAAGAATTAATATTTAATAATACTTCATAAAAATTAGTAAACTTATGTAATACACTATGACACCAAACTACATCATACTTTTTATTGTCTAATATTTTCCAAAACTCTTTATGTGTTTGAATATAATTAACACGTTCTAAATCTCTAACTTGTTTATTCATTTCAGAAATTCTACTAGTTGATGTTACATCAATTTCTAATGGTTTTGGGTTTTTTTCATTATAATCCATACGAGTCGCCCACCATTCAGTATCAGCACCTTCGCCACATTCAATATCTAGCACTGAACCAATACTCATCATTAATTCTGGGTGCTGATAAATTTGCTCTAAAAATTTTCGAGCGTGTAAACTTCTTGCTTGACTATTGTTTAACAGTAGGTCCATTTGACATTCCTAATAACATTGATTTGTACTTGTAATTATCATAATATTCTTTTGCTTTTTTATATTTTGTAACTAATCTAGATGAATTTGCTTTACTATTAACTTTATCAAAATCGTTACAGCATCTATTCATGTCATCCATTAAAATTTTTAATGTAACATACATTTGCCCTCTTGTACTCCATTCGTTATTTTCCCATTCAGCAAATAATTTTTTTGCTTTTCTATAGGCTAACATCTTCCATGCCTGCCGTTCTTAAACGAGTTATATGTCCTAATTGCCATTGTTTTGCCTCCAATCCTTTCATTATACCAAGCCATCTATTTCTTAATAGTGCTACTTCGTTAATTAAAGTTTCAAAGTCGATAACTTCATCTTCGCCATCAACATATTTTTCAGCATCTCTCGTAGATAGTGCTCTAGCATAATTTTCTAAATATTTTTTAAAATGGGTTTGTCTGATTCTTCGTAATTGTATATTGAGAAAGTTTAGCACAGCCTCAATTTCTTGAAGTTGGCTAAACCTTATCTCTGTTTGTGCTGGTAATTCTTTTAAGTTTTTTTCTATATTGCCGTGAATCGAAGACTCACGTCTTGCTTCTAATAATACTTCATTATAGTAATCCAAAAAATCTGGGAGTTGGCCCAAATTGTTTACTACTTTAGAATACCAGTTTTGATTTTTAATATTCATTAATCCTCTAACTCATTTTCGTAGTCGTCATCGTCCCAAGGTTCTTCATCAAGAACATCTATAACGGCACTTTCTAATATATCATCTGCTTCACATAATTCATCTAATACATCTCTTTCAACACCATTATCTTGTAACATATTAATAAAATGGGCTCCTGCTTTTTCCCTGTCTTTCTCAGGAATGTACTCTTTTAAAACTTGCCACGTTTCGACAATAATTTCAGTATCTATTGACATCTTTGCTCCTTATTCGTTATCAATATGCTCAGGAATTTCTTCTTCAGCACTACTTATATTATCATCTTTTGTATTTTTTGCTCCAGAAACTATATCGTCCATTACTACTTGAAGTCTTTCACCTGTCCATTGCTTACGAAACTCTTTAATTTCTTCGCCTGCCGCGGAAACATATTTTAACTTATTGCCTTCTTTTTCAACAATACCGTTTTTCTCAAACATATCAAGTAATCCGCTATACGGGTTCATGCCAGTAGAATATGGTATTTCAACTTGAACTGCTTCAAACGGTTTAGAATAACGAGTTTTCATAACTTTACAAGCCGCTCTAATGCCTTGAACTGTAGTAGTTTTATTGCCTTCTTCATCTATTTTAAGTTTTAACTTTTTCATTGCTATTACAATCGAACTAGCATAGATAAATCCTTGACCGCCTGATATCTTATCATCTGGATCAAACATATCTTGTGAAGCATAAGTGTGATTAGTACATACCATACCAACATTATAAGCACCAATCATATTAACTGTATTACGAACAAGTGCTGTTAAGGCCTTAGGCTTTCTACCCATATCGCCTTTCATATCACCTTTTTCAAATTGGGTTACATCTGTTGGTGTTAATAACATACCTAAACTATCAACTACAAATAATACTTTAGTATTAACCCGTTCTTCGGGGTCCATTTCTCTATAATCTTTCATAAATGTTGAAATTGTTTTTGCTACGTCATCAACCATACTCATTGATAACTTTAATAACTTATCTTCATCTGTGTTTACACCTAAAGCATGAAGCCATGCTTCATCTAAAGCATTTTCTGAATCTATTAATACTACAAAAATTCCTTGTTCTTGTGCGGCCTTTACAATATTGGCTGAACAAAAATATGATTTACCTGATGCTGGTTCTCCAGCAAAAACTGTTACTTTTCCAAGAGGAACGCCTTTATTAAAGTCTCCACTAATTAAATAATTTAAACAGTAATTACCTGTTGATACCCAATCTGTTGGGTCGTGAAATCCAATGCTTAATCCGTCAATGGATTTTGTTATATCTTTTCTAAATTTACTTACGTCGAATGGTTTTGCCATATCTACCTTCCTATTAATTTAATAAGAACGTAACGGACCGAAGCCCGTTACATCCTAATCTTACTAAGATTTACTTCTGTCTTTCCCTAATCATTGCTAGGATATCATCTGCCTTTTTAGCAGAAGTGGTTTCAACAGTAGCCTTAGCCTTTGTTGCTGGTTTTGGCTCTGGAGTACTAACTTCTTCTGTTGTAGTTTCAGCAACTGGTTGTGTTGTAACAACCGGAGCGGGAGACGATGTTGCTGTAGGTGAAGATGTTGTTTTTGTACTGCCCTGCGGAGCACTTACACCAGCCGGACGATAATAAGCACCAAATCTCTCGGTATCGTAAGGCTTGCCGTCAACTGACTCTTCAAACATTTGTTTGATAATATTAAGTTCAGTTTCGGACGGTTTCTTAGGTAAGAAGTCGTTCAGTGTAAACAAACCATGAGTGTCAATTGCTGTTTGTTCTTCAGCATTTAATGGAGATTCTTTACGAGCCCATTTTGATGTTGAATAATCAGCATATCCACCTTTAGTTGTTTTGGTTACACGGAAATCTAAACCAGCAGTTGAGTCTGTTGGTAATTCTTCCATTTCAGGATCCATTAAACTTGCTTTAATAATATTAAAGAGTTGTGGTCCCATAATAAAGCGTCTGATTGGGTTTTCTGGAGTTACCTCTTCTTGTAAAGGATTCTCTCTTACAAACCCTTGGAAAACGTATGAACGTTTCTTCCAATATTTACGACCCATATCTTCTAGTGAGCTGTCTTTAAACCAAGGACGAACCTCAGTTAAGATTGGACATGAGCCAATTGGTTCCCACATTTCCATACACGGTACTTGTACTGTTAATGGTTTACTGTTAACGTCACCTTTAATACCCTGAAAGGGTAATCTAATCATTTGACGTTCTGCCCAGAAAAACGTATTCTTATCATCTCCGTCAGGGAGAAATCTAAGTGTTGTAAACTCGTTTTCGCGAATGTTCCAGTGGGGGTAGATGGCGTGATCGCCACCTGTGCTACCGCCTGAACGGCGTGTTTCTTGAGCCTGTAGCCTAGCTCTTATTTCTGCAAGTGATGCCATAATATATGCCTCCTATGTGCCTTTGTTATTTTGCCTTGATAAAACATAATTCCAATTATGTTCTAACGTTTGTATTTATCACTTTTCACTTAAAATTGATAATAAAACTGGCTCTTTTGTTAAACCTAATTAACAACTATATTATAACGTGAAAGTATGATGTTTGTCAACCTTTTTTTAACTTTTTTTCCATTCAGCATAAATCCGATCACTCAAATCCCATTTACACTCAACTACTTCACACCCATATTTTTGAGCCAATTCGTAATTTAAATTAATTGTCCAAGGAAAGAAAAATGGATATATTTCTTCAGCACCTTTCCAAGGATGATCACCAATTCCTGGATTTTGTCGCCAATAAATCCGACCTTTAGGTTTTAACAAACTAATTGCTTTTTCTACTTGTGGTTCAACATCTTCAATTGTTCCAAAATTTAAACTTCCTAAAGCAAGAGCAACGTCCCATTGCCTATCAGTTTTGAATTCCATTATGCCTACTACTTCGTCTGCTTTATCGTTAGCAGGATCTATTCCATAAAGTTTACTACCTAGATGATCTTTAAATAAATTATACCCACAGCCAATATCTAACACTTCTTCATCTGGGTAAATTTTATCCAACAATGCCCAACCACTATATTTAAAATGATCGTAGTTAGGGTTCCAACTGTTACCAAAATATTTGTTTATTGTATCTTTATCCAAAATAATCTTCCATTGTTCCTTCTCTATATAGGTCTTGTGTTATACAATGTATGCCACCATCCCAAAAGTATCTATGTCTAAAATTAAATATAATTGGTTCAACTTTATGTTTTTTAAAATGTTCAAATACTTCTTTATTATAATTGTTACATATAATAAGTTCTTGATTTATAGATAACATATTAACATCAAATACAGTTTCTTCTACATAACCTACCCAGTCATTTAACCAAGTATTAACAAATTCAATTAATTGGTTATTATCTTCTTCTCCTTTTAACCACCAACGTCCACCAACCTTGTCTTTCATTTTTAAAAATGGGTGTACTCTTTCCCATGATTGGTCTGGCAAATATAATACTTCCCAGCCTGGGAATTCTTTTTTATAATCTTGTACATCATATAATGAAACAATACACCCCGGCTTTACTACACAAAAAGCACCGTCACTATGATATCTTCTATGTGACTTGTGTACTCTAAATCCTTCGTTTGTAATTTTATCGAAAACTTGTTTTTCATCATCAAAGAATTTGTTCCAGTCTTGTTGAGAAGCGCCTGCGTCTGGTTGATGGTGCTCATCCCAAAATATATCTTTCCCCACTCTACAGACACTTGCTGTACAAAAAGTCCGATTGATAAAACGTATATCTTTGGTATCAATTTGATCAATAATATTTGTAAATCCAGGATTAACCTTGTCGCCTACATATAACTTCTTGCCTATAACAGCAAACTGATCTCTT